TGCTGCACCACCGACACGGTGTTCATTGCAGGCGAGATCACGAGCAAGGTCGATGTGAATATTGAGGGCATTGCCCGGCGGGTCCTGCGCGACATCGGTTACACCGGTGGGGCATCTGGCTTTAATGCCGATACCTGCAAGATCGAAGTGGCAGTCCATAAGCAGTCCCCCGATATTGCGATGGGTACAGGTGACGATGTAGGAGGGGCAGGAGATCAGGGCATGATGTTCGGCTATGCGTGCAGTGAGACCGAACAGCTTATGCCGCTGCCCATCATGCTTGCGCACCAGATGGCCTACAGGCTCACCCAGAGGCGCAAAGACGGGACCATCCCCTTTATCCTCCCCGATGGCAAAACGCAGGTAACGGTGGAATATGGGGAGGATGGGATGCCCTCACGCATTGACACCATCGTCATTTCCACCCAGCACTACGAAAATGCAACAGAAGAACAGCTTCTGGAGTCTCTGACGGAGCACGTCATCACCCCGATCCTGAAGTATGCCAAGCACTTTGCCGGTGTCTATGGTGGTGACCTTGACATTGATACCTACAACCTGTACATCAATCCTACCGGGCGTTTTGTGCAGGGTGGCCCTGCGGCAGACACCGGCTTGACCGGGCGGAAGATTATCGTGGACACCTATGGCGGTTATGCTCCCCACGGCGGCGGGGCATTCTCTGGAAAAGACCCCACAAAGGTTGACCGCAGTGCAGCATACATGGCCCGGCATATTGCAAAGAACGTCGTAGCATCGGGTCTGTGCGACAAGTGTCAGGTTCAGTTGGCCTATGCAATCGGCATGGCGCTCCCGGTATCCCTGCGCATCGACACGTTTGGAGCCAATGTGGATGAGGAAAAGCTCTGCAATGCAGTAGATTGCTGCTTTGAACTGACCCCGCTGGGAATCATTGAGGCTCTGAATCTGCGCCTGCCCATCTATGAACAGACATCCGCCTACGGCCACTTCGGAAACGTGGTGGGCGGAAATTTCACATGGGAGAGCACCCACAAAGCGGGACTCCTGCGCAGAACGTATAACACGCTGTAAGAAACAGGGCAAGCCTCTTTCCCCGTGGGTGGGGAAGGGGGCGAAGCCCATGATGGGAGGTTTAGACATGGCACAGGAAGACAAGAACGTCACAATTCCCCCGGAAATGATGCAAGAGATCGTACGGGTGGCATCGGAAACAGCCATTGAAAAGTTCCAGCACGAAGCGGAGCGGAACCGAAAGGCCGTCAAGGACAAGCGCCTGCATAACACCAAGCTGCTGCTTCAGAACTACCACTGCTTTGTAGAGCATAGCAAGAGTGCCGTGTATGAAGCCAGCCAGCTCTCCGAGGATGATGACTTCGAGGAGTTGATGGAGGAGCTGATGAGCCAGAGCGACGGCAGGGTGAGGGTCCCGGTGGTGAGGAGCATTCAGGAGAGTGCGGCCCACACCCGCATCATCGTGCAGCACATCGACCGTATGCTGGAATACTACAAGTTCCGCTGTGAGCATTCCAAGCGTGCGGAGGAAATGCGTCGGTATCGGACGATTTACGACCTCTACATTGCTCCTGAGCCCAAGACTCAGCAGCAGATCGCCGATGAAGAACACGTCGATTTGTCAACCGTGTTCCGCGACCAGAAGGCGGGCATTTCCAAGCTGAGCGCCCTGATTTTTGGATGGTTGGACTAAAATTTTGGCTAAGTTGCAAAAAAGTTGCTATTGCAGTGCCATTACCACTGTGGTAAGATACGAAGCGTGAACCGATGTGTCACCCCGGAAAAACCGCGAGTGGCACATCCGGCCTCGTATCAAGCTGTAAAGCCAAAACTTTTCGCTCCGAATGCAAAACCGATTGACTCCGGTGGGTAAAGGGTTAGAATGAAGATAAGCCCAAAATCTTACCGAAAAGGTCAGGAGGTACGACAGATGGAACGAAAATCCGATAAAGTTAGACGTCTGGTTGCAGATGGCGACTTCAAAGGGGCTTTGCGGATTGCAAAGGACTTCAGGCTCGGCATCACGAAGGAGCAGTCCTCCACGATGACAAGAGCGTATGAGTGCATGGTCCACGGAAGATTCTACAAGCAGCTCGGCTATGATCTCGATGAGAAGATAGCTGAGGGCGTGAAAATTCTGGTGGGCTTGTACGGAAGGAGCGAGGCACATGATTTACACCAGCCGGTACAGTAACCCGGAACTCAAGACCGGGAACTACACAGTCGTTGGGATAACACGGGGAGCGCCTAAGTTCCCCCTTCGGTATACGCTTGCAGGCAACATCATGGAGATCGCGCCGCCGGGTTATCTGTTCAACGAATACAACCGGGAGCGGTTCACGCCGCCCTACTTCCAGCACATGGACAGAGTAGGGACGGCGCGGATTGCTCAGATTCTCCAGCATTATGAGGACATGGGCAAGCCCGTGGTGCTTTGTTGCTACGAAGATGTCCGAAAGCCCGGAGAGTGGTGTCATAGACTGGTGTTCGCAGAATGGTGGCTCCAGAGAACAGGAGAAATGATCGAGGAGCTGCCTGACCCGTCACCAAACAAGTGGGCGAAACATCCTGAACCGCAGAAAGCGGTTGAGCCTGATGCAGTCCAGATGAAAATGTGGTAATACCCGCCGATAGCTCAGAAAGTAGAGCACCTGACTCTTAATCAGGGGGGCGCACGGTTCAATCCCTGCTCGGCGGACCAACCATAGGGAGTCATGTTGGAAACAGCATGGCTCCCATTTTTTATGCCTACGAACAAGGGCTTTCCAGATGTTCACGTCTTTGGAAACAACCCACCCTCTGGAAAGCAACTGCTCCAGTCGAAACCAGAGGGGCAATTTTGAATGAAAGGTCGGTGATATGAATGGCAAAGTTCCAGAACCCCGGAGCGTTCTTCCTCGGAACTCTGGTTGCTCAGGAGCAGAAGTTCCTGAAGCCGCTGATTGAAAATGCCCGCAAGCAGGGGTACACCCGGTTCGTTGAGCCGTGCGCCGGCGCTTTCGCCATGTCGCACATCGCGGCGCAGTGTGGGTACAAGCCCAGCGAGATTGAGGCCAGCGACGTTTCGATGTTCACCTCCATCATGGGATATGCCATCACGGGCCAGTCCCTTGAGGAGCTGGAAATCAGAGCGGATGGCTTCACGAATGAGGAACTGCTCGACCCTGCGGTTGCCCTCTATGCCCAGTTGTACCTGCGAACCGTAAAGAACGCCGGGAAGGAATACTTCTACGGCATCATGCGCGATCTGGAATACCGCAAGGAGGAACATCTGGCGGAAATCCGTGCACAGCTCGACAGGGCCAAGCAGTCCTTGCATGGGATGAGCTACCGCCCACTGGATATGTGGAAGCACCTTGAAACGTGCTATGATGACCCCCACTGTCTTGTGGTCGCAAACCCGCCCACCTATGCCGCTGGCTTCGAGAAGTGGTATGACACCGGCGGGCGCATGACGTGGAAAGAACCTGAGTACGGCATCTTTGACCCGAAGACCGGGCTGACTGAGCTGTACGACAAGATGAACGATGCCAAGTGCCTTCTGATGTGCTACGAGGAGAACGCCCCGGGCCTCACTGCCGGGCATCCTGTCTTTGCCCGGTATGGTGTGCGTGACGGCATCAACGTGTACCTGACTACCAACCGCCCGGATGAGGCGACCATGCTTGCCGAGGGTAAAATGATTACCCGCCCGAACGAGGGCAAGCTGGAGCCGCTGGATTGCAGCATCCTGCCGCGTGATTATGAAATCACCCGCAAGAGCAAGATTCAGATTACTCAGATCGAGCGCACCGCCGCCCAGTATTACAGAAAGCTCTGGACGCACAACTTTGTCGGTTCGTCTGCGCCTATCAACATGGCCGTCCTCATCGACGGCAAACTGGCTGGCGTGTTCGGGCTGGATAAGTCAGCGCTCACGATGGGAGCCTTCGGTACGCAGGTTTCCGATGCTGTGTTCCTCATGTACGGCATGACCGTTCCCCATAAGACCTACCGGCTGGGGCGGCTTCTGACCATGCTGGCACAGAACAGGCCGCTGATTATGAACATCTGCACGGATTTGGAGAAGGAAAAGGCCAAGTCCCTCAAGACGGTGCAGATGACCAAGTACCCGGAGGCCAAGGAAATGCGGGGGCTGATGGAGTTGACCAAGAAAGTCCCGGATAAGAAGATGGGCTACCGGCTCACATACGAGTCGCCATTGTACGACAGAAACGCCAAACAGGCATTGAATGAATGGTTAGGGAGGGAAGAACGATGGCAGAAACAGCGCGAGAAAACCAAGTCAGCAGCGCAGCCGTAAAGTATGAAACGGTCGCCGACATGGGTTCCGGTCTGGTCATTGCCAAAGTAAAGCTGACCGACTTCCGCGAGCAGGACATCAACGCTCGCATTATGAAGACTGAGATGCAGAAGCAGCTCACCGACAACATCAAAAAGCGGGGCCAGCTTGAAAGCCTCCCGTTCTGCGCACTCATCGACGGCAAGATCGAGATTATCTCCGGCCACCACCGCATCCGTTCTGCAAAGGACAGCGGTGTGCTGACGGAGCTTTTTGTCATTCTGGACACCACCGGCCTGCGGCGCTCTCAGGTGGCCGCAAAGCAGTTGGCGCACAACGCCATCAGCGGCTTTGATGACCAGTCCACCCTGAAGGAAATCGCCAAGATGATCGACGATGTGGACGATATGCTGGAAAGCTACATTGGCAAGGACATCATCGGTGAGCCTATGGCCGAGCTTGAGAAGCTGCTGTCCCCGAAGGTGGAGTTCGACTGGAAGAACGTCACGTTCACCTTCCTGCCGCACCAGCTCCGCGATTTGGACCAGCTTGTGAAGGTTCTGGGTTCCCTCAGCCCCGATATGCTGGGCGTTGCAGATATTGACCAGCACGAGGAGTTCATCGAAACCATCACGAAGTACCAGCAGTTTGCCAACGTCAAGAACACCGGCGCTGCCATCCACGCCATGATTAAGGCCACCGAGTCCCTGTTCGATGACCTGCACTTTGACGAGAGTCAGGAGTGGGTGCAGTTGCCCAATCTGTTCGGCTCTCCGGCCATCCCCAAAGAGGCTGCTGATACCATCACGCAGGCGCTCGACAAGATGGTCAAGGAGGGCGAGATCGGCCCGAAGAACAAGTGGCAGGCCCTTGAATACTGGGCTGCGGATTATCTGGCAGGGAAGTAGGTGATAGCAAATGCCTACGCCTCTAAAGTACAATCCGGCGTACCACGATGACTGGGCATGGTCACTTGCTATCAAGGGCGCAACAGATCAGGACATTGCCGATGCCTTCCGCGTTTCGCGTAGGACCATCATTCGCTGGCGACAGACGTACCCGTCGTTCAATACGGCCTGTCAGAGCGGAAAAGAAGTCGCCGACGCAAAAGTAAAAAAATCTCTGTTTGAACGCGCTGTAGGCTTTGAATATCAGGAAAAGGAAAGCGTCATTGACGTAGACCCTCGGACTGGTGAGCAGAAGCCGGTCCGGGTCAGAACGCTCACGAAGAAAGCCGTTCCCGATACAATGGCGCAGATGTACTGGCTCAACAACCGATGCCGGGATGAGTTCTCCCAGACCCAGAAGGTTACGCTTGACGGAGCTGTTCAGACATCCCCGTTCGATAACCTGACGGATGATGAACTCCGCCGTTTGGCTCAAATGGACGAGGGCCTTGATGGCGACGCGGAATAATGTTTCGCCTGCCAAGCGTAAGTACCTCGGCTCAAATGCCCGGATTGCGCTGGCGAAACGGCACTACGCCGATTATGTCCAGTACGTCCACATGGGCAGGTGGAAAAGAGCCAGACACCTCGACCTCGTGTGTGAGAAGCTGGAAAGCATCATGGAGGGGAAGACCAAGCGGTTGATGATATTCATGCCGCCGCGCCACGGCAAGTCCATGACCGTGACCGAAACCTTCCCCTCGTTCTATCTGGGAAAGAACCCAGAGAAGCGTGTCATCGAGATCAGCTACAGCGGCGACCTTGCCCAGCAATTCGGCAAGCGGAACCGCGATAAGGTCGAGGAGTTCGGTCCTGCGCTGTTTGGGCATACCATCTCCCAAGTGCAGGCCACCAAAACGAACTGGAACCTCGACAACGGCATGGGCGGCATGATCTCCGTTGGTATCGGCGGCTCCATCACCGGCTATGGCGCAGACCTGCTTATCGTCGATGACCCCATCAAGAACCGCGCCGAGGCTGAATCTGCCACCTACCGCGATAAGCTGTGGGACGAGTACCAGTCCACGGTGAGTACCCGACTGCACGCAGGCGGCGCTGTTATCATCATCCTTACCCGCTGGCACGAAGATGACCTTGCCGCCCGGCTCCTGAACCCGGAGTACGGCAAGGTTGAGGACTGGGACATTATCTCGCTCCCGGCCGTTTGCGAAGACCCGGCTACCGACCCTCTGGGCCGTGAGCTAGGCGAGGCGCTGTGGCCTGCGGGCGGCTACGACGAAGCATGGGCTGCACAACAGAAAGAGACCGTCGGTACATATGCATGGTCTTCTCTGTATATGCAGACCCCCACACCAAGCTCCGGTGGTATGTTCAAGAGAGAGTGGTGGAAACGCTGGGCGGCGCTGCCGTCCGGCCTGCATGACTTCATCCAGTCGTGGGACTGCACCTTCAAGGACAAGGACGGCTCGGACTTCGTTGTTGGACAGGTCTGGGCAAGGAAAGGCGCAGACCGCTATCTGCTCGATCAGGTGCGTGGCCGCATGAGCTTCACGGAAACGCTGGATGCCATGCGCGGGCTTTCCTCAAAGTGGCCCCAGACCACCAGAAAGCTGGTCGAGGACAAGGCCAACGGCACGGCGGTCATCGACGTTCTGAAGAAAGAAATCCCCGGAATCATCCCGGTGGAGCCGTTTGGCGGCAAGGTGGTCCGCGCCCATGCGACCACCGCTGTGGCTGAAGCTGGAAACGTCTACATCCCAGCGGCATCTGCCTGCCCGTGGGTGATGGACTTTGTGGAGGAAATGGCGGCGTTCCCAAGCGGTGCGCACGATGACCAAGTTGACTGCTATTCGCAGGCAAACGCCTATTACAACGACAATACGTTTGATATTTGTTCGCTGATAACGTAAGAAAAGAGGTGAATACAATGCACATACCTGAAGATGAGGCCGAGCGTCGGCGTTTGAATGAGCGTGGCCGTGAAATCCTCCGGCGGAAGAACGGCGCTGTGCGTCCGCATCGTGAGGATGGCTATGTGAACCTCCTGAACAAGTATGGAACCAAGCAGGACAACTCCGAGGCATACAAGTTTGAACGGGAGCCGGTCATCCCTGATATGCAGCTCACAGGGCTGTATGAAGGCAATGGCCTGTTCTCCAAAATCATTGATACGCCTGCTGAGGAAGCGCTGAAGCACGGCTTTGACCTGAATCTGAAAAGCAACGAGATGAATGCTTTTGTCGATGAGGTGCTGGATGATCTCGAATGGGATGAGAAGGCCACTACCGCTATCAAGTGGGCGCGGCTCTACGGTGGCGCTCTTATCGTCATGCTGATCGACGATGGGCGCGGGCTGGAGGAGCCTGTTGACTGGGAACATATCCGCAGCATTGATGAGCTGCGCGTCTATGAGCGCTCCATTGTACAGCCCGACTACGCCAGCCTGTATCAGCAGGACTACGGCGGGAAGGGCGTGGGGAACCGGGTGTCCAAGTTCGGACAGCCGGAATATTACTATGTTTCCAGCATCTACGGCTCCTTCAAGGTCCATGAGAGCCGCTGTCTGGTGTTCCGCAATGGCGTTCTGCCGGAGCAGACTTCCAATGCAACCTACTTGTTCTGGGGTATGCCTGAATACGTCCGCATTCGCCGGGCGCTGCGGGAAACCGTAACAGCCCACACCGACAGCGTGAAGCTGCTGGAGCGGAGCGTGCAGGCCATCTACAGCATGAAGGGTCTTGCCTCTCTGCTGACCACGGATGACGGCGAGAACCAAGTGCTGAAGCGCCTACAGCTTGTAGACACTTCCCGTGGTCTGCTGAACAGCATTGCCATTGACTCCGAGGGAGAGCAGTACGACTTCAAGACGTTCCAGTTTTCCGGTGTCAAGGATGTCATCGACGCGACCTGCAATATGCTGTCCGCGCTGACGAACATCCCCCAGACGATTCTGTTTGGCCGCTCACCGGCCGGCATGAACGCCACCGGCGACAGCGACTTCGAGAGCTATTACAACTTTGTGGAGAAGATTCAGCGCTTGATGCTGAAGCGTAATCTCCGCACACTGCTGGACGTTGTGTTCCGGGCGGGCATCGCTTCAGGCGATGTGGCCGAGGAACCCGACTACAAGCTGGAGTTCAAGCCCCTGTGGAGCCTGAGCGACACAGAGCAGGCCGCAGTTGACCAGACCAAGGCTCAGACCGCTCTGGTCAAGGCCCAGACTGCGCAGGCATACGTCGATATGCAGGCGCTCGACCCCACCGAGGTGCGCCGCCGCCTTGCGTCCGATGAGGAGTTTGATGTCGAAGACATCATCTCCGAGGATGACGAGGATGATCTGTTGCAGTCGTTGCTGGGTACTGAGCCGAGCGCCATGAGCGACGTGGAAGCCGCCCAGAAGAACATTGAGCAGGGGCAGGCTCCGGGCGGCGAGGAACAGAGCGCTACCGTAGCACCTACGGCCACTCCGCCGACCACCAATGCCGATGCCGCCGAAGACGAAAACTGGGTGGCCATCAACGGAACGCATGTTCTTATTGACGAGAATGGTGTTGCGCAGGGTGGAGGAAAGCTCAAAGGTATGAGCTTCAAAGATGCCAAGTCGCAAAAAGGACACTCGTCAGAAACGAAAAGCACGGCATTCTCTCCTGCGACGAAGGGACTTGATGAAAGCTATACCGGAAGTTTGGACGCAGCTAGAAAATTCAACAAGCAACTTTACGAATCACACCCGGAAGCGTTTGGCTCCGAGGATGTATTTGATGAAAATTGTCGAGCTGTATATGACAAACGCTTCGGTTCGGTGAAATTTCTATATGAAAATGCTGAGGGCGAAGAAAAAAATCTTTATAAAAAAGTTTCGTTTGAAGAATGGAAAAAAATGGACTATGAGAATCAAGCTCATTCCTATGTCGATTATGACGACTTCAAAAAATCTTATACAGATTATTATAACGAGTATGCAGAAAAAGGCAGTGTTGTTGATGGTTTGAACATTTACCATAATGGAGCGGCCAAAACCGGATACGGAAAAGCTAAAGGCGCTCGAAAAGAGCTGGACGAGAAGTATGGCTTAAGCAAGTTTATTGATGATAACCCGGACATTCATTATAGCGGCGGAACACTTTATCGTGGAGTAAAGTCAAACGCTTCTCAGGTCAAACAGATTCAGAAAGCGCTTGAATCCGGCGGAACAATAGATATGCGTGGGTGTAGCAGTTGGACAACGCAAGAATATATTGCCAAAGATTTTTGCGAGAACTCTCTCAAAGGCAGTGCTTCTGCGAAACATGTCGTATTCATTGAGGAAGGAAACAAGGAACGAAATGCTATGCCGTATCCTTATTCTAGCACGGGGTTCATGATTCAAAATGAAGTACTGTACAGCGGAACCGCAAAATTCAAGCCAGTAAAAGCTGAAGAAAAGGATGGAACTATGTATGTCTACGTTGAGTCGGAATAACAATTTGGTCCAGAGATGGCTTGATGATGACGATGGTTTCGAGGTGATTGGGGTCTCAGCACAAGAAGATGCAGATACAAGTTGTGGTGTCGGCGTTCTTGTTGTGCAGGATGGCCGGTTTCTCTGCGGCACTCGCCTGAAGGGCGGCTCTGTTGGTGGACCGGGTGGGCATATCGAGGCGGGGGAGTCCCCGGAAGATGCAGCTATCCGCGAAACACAGGAGGAGTTCGGCATCACGCCGAAAGACCTCATGCCGGTAGCCTTCCTGAGCGACCTGAAACCGCCGTACTGCCCGTCCCATGTGTTCCTCTGCACGGATTTTGACGGCAGCATCCGGTGCGCTGATGGTGAGATGACCTCTCCGGGGTTCATCACCGCCGAAAAGGTGGCCGAGCTGTCCACTCAGAATCCGGAATGTTTGTTCCCGCCGTTTGCCCAGAGCATCACCGCGCTGTTCGACGTTTTATCGTCAAATCCCGGTTTGACATCGGATGCACAAAATGCTAAGATGAAAGATAGGATGGACTTCAACGAAGCCGACCACCCACGGGATGAAAACGGGCAGTTCGCAGAGGGCGAGGGTAGCAGCTCTGGCTCCACCGAAAGCGGGCCTGCGGCATCTCCCGAAGGCGAAAACGTCCCCTGCACTGGGTTTGCTTCTCCTGCAAGGCTTGAAGATCATGCCACCCGCCACGGGTTGGCTGAGATGGGCTTTGCGACGAAAGAGGAATACCAGCAGAAGGGCATCGACTTTCTGAAGCAGCCTTGTGGCGGTGATGTTATTGGTTATGCTCGGCCTGATGGCGTAGTTGTTCGGTTCAACACCAAAACGACAGAGTACGCAACCGGTGTTCCCGGTGGGCCGCTTAAAACCTACATGAAAGCCAAGTGCAACCGAAAGACTGGCGAGGCACGGCCCGAAGTCGCCATGAAGTATTACGAGTTCAATAGGGAAAAGGACCTGAAGGAGGAAGACGATGAGCAAGGCAGTTAAATGCCCGGTATGCGGGCAGACCGAACTTGTCGATGACGGCGATGTCTGCGATGTCTGCAAGTGGTTCCATGACCGCTATCAGGAGGAGTTTCCTGATGAGGAGGACTGCGAGAACCACATGAGCCTGAACCAAGCCCGCGAGGCATGGAAGAACGGGCAGAAGGTAGAGTGATTGCAATGTACAACTTCATTGCAATCTACCGGTTGCTGGAGGATGCCGGATATATCGAGGTCTTCGGCCATAGAACGAGGATAACCCTTCGTGGACTGGAGTATCTACAACAGAATAGCCTGATGCAGCGAGCCGTACGCCTCATGTGAGGTTTGCGGCTTTTCTGCTGTGTAAGAGCGATGGGAAACCACCGCTCTTTTTGTTTGCCCGAATTTCCCATCTCAAAAACGGAACGGAGAAAGAGCATGAACAAGGTCACGATTTACAGATATGACGAAAACAAACCCATGCGCACCCTGAACCTGAACGGCGAACCGTGGTTCGTTCTGCGGGATGTGTGCGAAGTCTTAGGGTTAGGCAACAGCCGCATGGTTGCAGACCGTCTGGACGAGGATGAGAAGGGGGTAAGTCAGATTGACACCCTTGGCGGCGTGCAGAATGCCACCATCATCAGCGAGTCCGGCCTGTACAACGTCATCCTGCGCAGCGATAAGCCGGAGGCCAAACCCTTCCGCAAGTGGGTCACGGCTGTGGTGCTGCCCAGCATCCGCAAGAACGGCGGCTACATTGCTGGGCAGGAGGAGCTTTCCCCGCAGGAGCTTATGGCAAAGGCCCTGCTGGTGGCGCAGAAGACCCTGACCGACCGCGATGCCCGCATCAAGGAGCTGACGGCGCAGAACCAGATCATGCAGCCGAAGGCTGAGTATTTTGACGAGCTGGTGGCACGGAACCTGCTGACCAACTTCCGCGAAACCGCCAAGGAGCTGGGCATCAAGGAGAAGGACTTCGTAGGCTGGCTGTTGGAACACAAGTACATCTACCGCGACCAGAAGAACAAGCTGATGCCGTATGCGGCAAAAAACAACGGCCTGTTCGAGGTGAAGGAACGCACGGGCCGGCACAACGACTGGGCCGGAACCCAGACGCTCATCACCCCGAAGGGCCGGGAAACCTTCCGCCTGCTGTGCAAGGAACCGGCTTGATGGAGGAAGCTGCCGTGACGTTATCTCAGATTCCGACAAAAGACCTTGTGGATGAACTGCGGCGCAGGGAGGGCGTGGAAACCACGATGGCCCAGCCCTATGAAGATGCAGAAGCACGGGTCAATGGCCCGGCCATCATCTTAGTCGTAACCGATTGATTCACCACATTGTAAACCAGAAAAGAACCGTTTTTCCACCGCAATCACCGAAATGGTCGGAAAACGCAAAGCCCGAAATTGGCTGTTTTTGGAATATATCCACTTGTTTTTGGATAAATATTCAAAAATGGCCGAAAACAGGCCAAAATCCGCAGGAACGTCCACCGGACAATCCGGCGGAGCGTCCGACTATAACCGTACCTTACCCAACCAAACCGTAACCTGTTGTCAAATTTTCACTTCGTTCAAATTTGCCAACGGTGCGGGCGCGGGGCCGAGCATCAGGCAGGGGCTTTTTGCAACTGCCGCAAATAAAGCCATCCAGCGGCTTTCAACCCTCTGACACAAAATTATCCCACAAGCACATTTGGGACGTTTCCCGGCACTCATCAGAAGTTCTCAGAGGGCATTAAGCCATAATCTCAACTGCGGCGGTGCAAATCGCCGCTTTTTTGCTGTTCAGAACCAGAAAAGGAGGCGAAAACAGTGAATGATACCGTCCACGGACACATGGTACAAGACCTGCTCCGCCACCGCTTCGGCAGTCACGATAACCTGATATGCAAATATTCATCCAAGTACCCTGTGCAGGCGGAACGCGAGTTCCAGCGGCTCACCAATGCCTACATCCGTATCTTGAACGAACTGCTGAAGGAGCATCTGCCGGAGATCAGGGACGCGGCCCGCGCAGAGCGTGAAGCTGGTCAGCGCCATGATGACGCTTCGGACCTGATTGCGAAGGTCAAGACGGTTTTCTCCAAGATGACCGTGGAGCTGGAGCGGCGCACCTCTATGTTTGGCCTGCGCAGCAAGATCGAGTCTATGGCAAAGCTCACGCGGAAGTTGAGCATCCGTGAGTGGAAGAAAGCCGTCAAGTCCACGCTGGGCATCGACCTGATGGATGACTACTACACCGGCGAGCTGTACAGAACGATGATGGAACGCTGGGTCGAGGATAACGTGGCGCTCATCAAGACCATCCCGCAGGAAAGTCTAGGGCGTATGCGCCAGATCGTGCTGGAGGGCTATCGGAACGGCGAAACCACGACGGCCATCGTCAAGCAGATTCAGCGGACGTACAGCGTAGACCGGCGGCACGCCAAACTGCTTGCCCGCGACCAGATCGCCAAGCTGAACGGTGACATCACCCAGCAGCAACAGCAGGACGCAGGCGTGGTGGAGTACGTCTGGTCAACCTCTGGCGATAGCCGCGTCCGCCCAAGCCATGCTGCGCTGAACCATAAGCGGTTCCGCTGGGATGACCCGCCGGTGGTCGATGAAAAGACCGGGCGGCGCTGTCACCCCGGCAAAGACTACCAGTGCCGCTGCTGCGCACTGCCGGTCTTCAACATCAAAACCGTTGACCTGCCGGTCACGAAAGGGGGCGATGGCCGTGGATGAAACCATCCTGTAAGACCTGAGAGGGGAGTTGTTCAACATGGAAAACGATATGAAGGTTCAGCGCTTTGACAGCCTGCCGCTGGATGCCACCTATTTCACAGATGAGGGCTACCTTGTAGACCACCCCATCGTGACATCGGTGGGCATTTTTGTTTATCACAACCCGGACGGTTCCGAGCGCCGGGAGCTGCGGTTGCCTGAAGAAGTCTTTGCTGAAAAGAGCCTTGCGTCCTACAAGGGGAAGCCCATCATCGTAACGCATGATGCTGGCTACGTTGACACCGACAACGTGAAAGATGAGAGCATCGGCACGATTTTGTCGGAGGGCTACCGGGACGGCGATGATGTCCGTGCAGAAATCATCATCCACGACACCGACAGCCTGAAGAAGTACAAAATGCGTGAGCTGTCCTGCGGCTACAACCTGCGTCTGGACGAAACGCCCGGTATCTGGGAGGGGCAACCCTATGATGCCATTCAGCGGGACATCGAAATCAACCATCTTGCCCTTGTCGATAAGGCGAGGGCTGGTGAACAGGCCCGGCTCAACATTGATGGGCAGGGCCACGACTGCATGAAAGGAGAAAAACTGAATATGGAAAACCCCACCAAGAGAACTGATGGCGCTCCCACCCCGGAGGAGCTGGCCGCTGCTGTGGAGGCGTTCAAGAAACGCCGCGCAGAGCGCTCTGGCGCTGCGGCTGATGGCGGCATTACCGCAGAGCCGCCCGCACAGACTGCTGGTGCTGCTGAGGGCGAACAGCCGGATGCAGTTCAGCAGGTCAAAGACCGCCGTGACCGCCGCGATTCTGAGGGCGACCCGGCAGATATGCCCGGCGCAATGGGCGTGATCGCGCAGCAGGACGAGGACATCGACACCCTGCTGGGAGTTATCGACGTTCTGAAAGCTGCTGGCACGACCACTGATGGCGCTGAGGGCGACTGCGGCGGTACTCAGACCGATGGAGACGGCGATGAAGGCAACGCCGATGAGGGCGGCGACGCCGCGCAGGATAAGAAAGACCACGCAGACTCCGCCAACGACTTCCGCGGGCTGCTGCGCGTTGTCCGTGTCGGCGACCGCCTGAACATGGATGGTCTGGAAGCCATGAGCGTCAAGGATGCCAAGAAGGCCGTTCTGGGCAAGCTGAAGCCCACCCTGCATCTGGACGGCAAGAGCGCCGCCTACGTCAACGCAGCGTTTGACATGGCCGTTTCCGAGATGAACGAGCGCAAGGATACCAACTATCAGCGTTCCCAGATGATGCACGGCGATGGCAAGCCCCCTGTGAAGCAGACCAGCTCCGCTTCCGAGGCCCGCCAGCGCATGATCGACCGCAGAATGAAGAAGGAGGAAAAGTAAGATGGGTGTTCAGAAAACCTACAGCTATGCAACCAGCAAGGGCGTTGCAGGCGGCATCTACGATATGTTCCACTACCCGGTGGACTCCCGTTTCAACGAGGAGGCGACCGGCAAGCTGCATTTCGGCGTTGGCGTTGTCACCGGCAAGGTTCCGGGTAGCAGCGTTGCGCTGCCGACCAGCGCGAGCACCGCTGATAACTTCGAGGGTGTTGTCATCAACGGCTTCGACCGCCAGCAGGATTTGGAGGGCAAGCTCTACGTCCTGAACAACCAGAACGTCGGTGTCATGCGCCGTGGCCGCGTTTGGGTACGTCTGGCGACCGGCGCTGCACCCGCCTATGGTGATGCCCTGCACATGATCGTGGAAGGCGATGAGGCAGGCTGCTTCGCAAAGGAGGGCGGCATCGCAATTCCCGGTCGTTTCATCGGTGCGGCCAGCAATGGCGTTGCGCCGGTGGAGCTGTACGGCGTTCCTGCCGCGAGCGGCGCTGACGGTCACGCTGCATCCACCGATGATGCAAAGCCTACTGTCTGAGAGAAGGAGGACAAAATCAGATGAACACTAACCAGAAATCCATGAGATACGACCAGAACGACTACGACGCTCTGCTGCACTCCAAGATTCCGGCCGCTCTGGTCGAAACTCCGCAGATGAACTTCGATGATGCCGGCGATGCCTCCGTGTTCTTCGCCCGCGAGCTGGATTACGTCAAGTCTCAGTCCTACGATGTGGAGTACCCGGAGTTCACCGCGCTGAAGCTGTTCCCGGTCTCCAGCGAAATCAACCCCGGCGCCGAGACCGTCACTTACTACAGCTACGACAAGACCGGCATGGCGAAGATTATCAGCAACTACGCCACCGACCTGCCCCGTGCTGATGTGAAGGGCAAGCCCACCACCGCCATCATCAAGTCTCTGGGCGACAGCTACGGCTACTCCATTCAGGAAATGCGTGCCTCTGCTATGGCAGGCAAGTCGCTGGATGCCCGCAAGGCAGAGTCTGCCCGCTACCAGATCGACTATCTGAACAACAAGATCGCGTGGAATGGCGATGCCGAGACCGGCCTGCGCGGCGTTCTGTCCAAGGACAACGATGCGCCGCTGTACGTCCCTGCAACCGGCGCAAAGGGTTCTACCAAGTGGGCCGACAAGACCGAGGACGAGATTCTGGCCGACATCACCGGTATGCTGAAGCAGGTCGCCCGCACCACCAAGAAGGTTGAGAAGCCGGACACTCTGGCCCTGCCGTCCGAGGCGTATATCGAGATTCAGAACCGCCGTATCGAAAGCACTGCGACCACCGTGCTGAAGTACATTCAGGATAATATCACGGATATTGCCCGCATCGTCTCCTGCCCGGAGCTGGACCCCGACAGCGTGGACACCAACCCGTATGCGGCAGAAAGCGATGGCAAGGGCGTTGCGCTGCTGTTCAAGAACGACCCCCGCAAGTTCACCATCGAGAACCCGCTGTCCTTCATGCAGTATCCCGTGCAGCCTGAAGGTCTGGAGATGGTCGTTCCCTGCGAGGCCCGCACCGCAGGCGCTATCATCTACTACCCCATGTCCATGCTGATTGCTACTGGCATCTGCTGATTCACCCGTGGAGCTGCCGTACGTTTGTGCGGCGGCTCCTATCTTTTTGTAAAGGAGCCATGATATGAAACTGAAGAATATCGGAAACAAAATCATCAGCGTCGGCGCTACCGTGATCCTGCCGGGTGAAACCAAGGAAGTCACCGGCTATGATGACAACGAGATCGTGAAGTTCTTCATCGGGCAGGGAAACCTGTCCGAGGTCAAGAGCCGCACCGCCGCGAAGGAGAAATAAGTCATGGAAGATGCCGTCAGAATTTTCAGGCTGGTTGCCACCGAGTTCGACGTGCTGAACGATGAGACCGTTGAGGCATGGCTGAACCTCACAGCGCCGCTCATCAGCAATAAGGTGTTCGGGAAGCTATATGACCAAGCCATCGCACTCCTGACGGCACATCGCCTGAAAATGGCCGGCTATGGCGACAACCAGTACGGAAGCGTAGGCGATGCTCTGCGCGTTGGAAGCTACACTGAAGGCGAAACGTCTGTCAGCTTCAACGTAAATCAGGGAACCAACCTGATGGCAGATGCCGAACTGGCGCTGACTCCCTATGGTCTGGAGTATTTGACGCTGCGGCGGCTGGTCGTGATCTCGATTCACTCAGCAGGTGAGTGCCGATGACTGGCGGGTGGGACCGGCTGACCCCGGAAGGCGAAAAGTTCTTCCGCCAAATTGATGAGCTTCAGGACAAGGAAGTTTTTGTTGGATTTCAGGCTGGAAAAGTCACAGACGACCGGGGCGTTGATATGGCTCAAATTGCTATGTGGAACGAACTGGGAACTTCGACCGCGCCATCCCGGCCATTTCTGCGCAAGAGCGTTGATGAGAATGCTGACCCCATCAATGCCATGTGCGCACAGCAACTAAAGGCTATTACTGCTGGCGGAACGGCCGAGCAAAGCCTGAAGCAAATTGGTGTATTCGGCGTGGGCTTAGTTCAAGAGAAAATCGAGAGCGGCAGCTATGAACCGAACGCGCCCTCCACCATCCGCAAGAAGAAATCGGACAAACCGCTGATCGACACCGGCAGAATGCGGCAGTCCGTCAAATACGTCATTCGCAAGAAAGGAAGTGGTTGATATGGGGCTGGGCATTTTTCGCAGAGCATTTGTTGTGCGTCGCTTCGGCGAGGAGAACATTGTCGATGGCTACGGGGTTTCCGGGTATAAAGACTTCATCACGTCCCTGAATGTTCAGCCGCTCTCCAAAGATGAGCTTCAGGCGCTCCCGGAAGGTGAGAACACCGTAAAGCGCATGAAAGCTTTCGGTGATCTCGTTTTTCATACCGCAGACCGCTCTGTCGGCCGCAGAGCCGACTGGCTTTTCTATCAGGGACGGATGGACCCGGAAGGACACTGGTATGAATGTGTCAGCTCGCTGGGGTGGGACCACACGATGGTGGGTCACTGCCGCAGCGAGTTTGTTCAGGTTTCAGCAGCAGAGGCCAACCGTATGCCGCGCCCTGAAATCCGAGCAGATGGGAAAGGTGGGTATTGCTGCGTATGACGCTTTCTGAACTGAAGAAACTGCTTGTGCAGCTCGCCCAAACGTACTTTGCTGGAGCAACCGTGACGTATGCCAAGCAGAGCTTTGTAGCAAAGCCCGGCAGTCCGCTGGTCACGCTGACCACCGGCTCCGTCAACCGGTCGAGAAACCCGCCGGTCAAAATCATTGAAGGCACACCGGTAGCCTTTTATCCTGCATCTGTTCCTGTGCAGATTGATCTGTTCACGCATGGCAGGCAGGAAGAAGTGGCACCGGGCTTCACCCCCATTGCCGAAAACACGGCTGAAGATGATATGCTGGCCTTTGAGAGTTTCCTGAACTCCCCGTTCGTAACACAGTGGTGTCACCAGCATGACATCGCCATTGTCGTTCCTACGGCAGTTCAGGATTTGACCGATTTGGTGCATGATACCAACTACGAGTTCCGGGCAATGCTGGAAATCGCGGTTTATTTCACCATGACGGCCATCGGCATTACCGGAACACTGGACATCGACAGCGTGAAACATTCCGATGACGAAGATGACATCCAAGCTGATGATGTCATCAACATTGAGCCGCAGGTAACCCCGACACCCAGCGGCGGCGGCAGTTCGGAGATGACTGCCCATGAGGGCGAATATTTCACGAATGCCGAGATAAATAACCGACCTGCAAAGGAGGAAAAGATATATGAGCAATAGCCTCGATAGGATTTGTACCGTTGACATCTCGCTGGCGTCCCCCATCTCCAACGATGCCAACTTCGACAATATCCTGATTCTGGGTCCTGCCCCTGCAAATCCGACTGGGGATGTACCTACCATGGGCGTGTACAACAGTCTGGAGGAGCTGACGGCGCTGGGCATCGCTGCCACCGGTGAACGCACCGACCCTGTTGGCGTGGCTGCACGGGTGGCTTTTTCGCAGTCCCCCAGACCTCATGAGGTGTACGTCGCCTTCATGGACAACATCGTGGACAAGGAGACCGAAGACCCCGCATTGCAGACCGTAAGTGCTGTTCTGGAGAATGCGCTGGCCGTCAATGGCTGGTACTGCATCTGCCCGGTCGGCCTTGCGGATGAAAAGGTCAAGGAAATCATCCAGTGGACCGAAACCCAGAACAAGCTGTGCGGCTACATCGACAAGGACCCGGATAAACCCATTGTGGATGCCGGCCTTTATCTGCGCAGCTTCCCGTTCTTCCCGAAAGAAACGGCAGACCAGTTGGAGAACGACATCCCGGCTGAGAACCTGTACGGCATGGCTGTAGCTGCGGCCGTCAAGGCGATGAACTACCACGCCGGTCAGGAAACGTGGGCGCTGATGCCGCTTGCGACCGTTTCTCCTGCAAAGCTGACCAGCACGTTTATCAAGAAACTGGAGGCTGCAAATTTCAACTACGTCATTACCGTGGCATCCAAGAACATCACGCAGGGCGGCAAGACCGGCGGCGGTGAGTGGATTGATGTTATCCGCTTCCGCGACTGGCTCCAGAACGATATGCAGGTTCGTGTCGTGAACCTGCTCATCGTCAACCCGAAGATTCCCTACACCGACAACGGCATCGGCCTTGTTGAGAACCAGATGCTTGCATCCCTGAAGGACGGCCAGAAGTACGGCGGCATTGCTCCTACGGAGTATGATGCAGACGGTAATGCTATTCCGGGCTACACCACGTCTGTGCCGCTGGCAGCAGACCTGACCAGCGCCCAGAAGGCATCCCGTATCCTGAAGGACTGCAAGTTCTCTGCCCGCATTGCTGGTGCTATCCATGTGGTGGAAATCAAGGGTTGCCTGACCTACGAGAATCTGTAAGGGAGGGAAAGTAAATGTCCAGCAAGATCAAGACCTACAACCCGAAGGAAGTTATCGTCACCTGCGGTACGCACATCGTCACCGGCTATGCAGACGACAGCTTCATCAGCATTGAGCCGAACGGCGACGGTATCACCAAAAAGACCGGCTGTGACGGCGAAATTGCCCGTTCGATTTCGCCGGATAATACCTACAAGGTCAAGCTCACCCTGTTGCAGACCAGCGACAGCAACTCGTACTTCTCCGGCATGGTCGATCTCGACCGTGACACCGGCAACGGCCTGTTTCCGATTCTGATTAAGGACCTGAAGGGCGGTCTGGTGTTCAGCACGGAAGCTGCATGGTGCGTGAAGAAAGCCCCCGTCACTCGCGGCAAAGAGACCAACAACCGTGAGTGGGAGCTTGACACCGGCGATGCCGCCATGAACGAGTAAGGAGGGCGCCGATGAATAACCTGAAGCAGCTCGAAACCCGCGAAGTAACCGTGGGTGAAAACATCTTCTACATCCGTCCGCTTCCGGCGTTCAAAGCGGCGAACATGACCGGCGAACTGGCAGCGCTCGTTCTGCCGCTCGTATCTGGCCTTGCACCGATGCTGTCTGCCGTGGATACGGAAAAGGAGGGTAACGGTCTGCTCGACATCAAGGTAGAAGATGCAGCTCCCGCGATTGCGGGGGCTTTCTCTTCGCTCGATGGCGATAAGGTCGAGAAAATCCTGAAGCACCTGCTGATCGCGGGCAGCAACATCTCGGTGGAGCAGCCGGGCGAAAAGGTGCGTCTGCTCACGGAAGACCTTGCCAACGAGGTGTTCTGCACCGATGTGCAGGATATGTTCATTCTGGCGTTTGAGGTCATCCGCACCAACTACAACGGTTTTTTCAAGAAGCTCGGCGACCGATTTGGCAAAGTCGCCGAGTGGGCGGAGAGGACGATGGCTCAGGCCCGGAGCGCTACGGCGACCTCGACCTCAGCGGTTTCACAGAACTTGAGCTGAGAATGTATATCCTCATCAAGGCTCGGCTTGCGTCCATGTGGGAGCTGAAGAACTGCTATACGCTGGACGAAGCTCTGAAGCTCTATGCACTGTACCGCATGGAGCAGGACGTGGAAGCCGGCCGGGTAGAGGATATGGCTAAGGAGGTGAGCTGACCGGCATGACCATACGCGACATCGGCATCCTGTTTGGCTACAAGGTCGATGAGTCCTCCGAGCGAAAGGTAGAGGGCAGCATCAAGTCACTGAAGTCGATGGCCTCCAAAGTTCTCGGCGCGGTTGGCATTACGCTGTCCGTCGCGGGCATCAAAAGCGCCATTGATGGCTGCGTTGAGGTGGCATCCTCCATTGAAGAGATGCAGAACAAGTTCGATGTTGTCTTCGGCGATATGCGGAATGAAGTCAATAAATGGGCGCAGGAATACTCCGATGCCATTGGCCGCAACAAAAACGACATCAAGACCTACCTTGCCGATCAGCAGAACTTGCTGGTCGGTTTTGGCATGACCCGCAAAGCTGGCGCTGAAATGGCCGAGCAGATGACCTCGCTGGCCCTCGACCTTGCCTCGTTTGGTAACATGGACGAAACAGCGTCCGTAAACGCCATGACGAAGGCTGTCATGGGCGAGTCTGAAGCCGCCAAGACGCTGGGCGCGGTCCTGAACGACAGCACCAGAGCGCAGGCGATGGCTACGCTGGGCCTGAAGGGAACCTACGATAAGCTAGACCAGCTCACGAAGATGCAGGTCAACTATCAGGCCATCCTCCAGCAAAGCCCGGATGTCATTGGCGACTGCCAGCGCAGCCTCGACAGCTACGAAAGCACCAAAAAACGGTACATCGCCAAGCTGAAGGAAATCAAAACGATAGTCGGCCAGTTCTTCCTGCCGACCTATCAGAAGATTCTGAGCATTGGTGCAAAGGGTCTGACGATGATTCGTGACTGGCTCCAGAAGCTCACCGACCTTACGGATAAGCTGGGCGGCTCACAGCGCGTCCTTGCTATTCTGACCGCTGCGTTCACTGCCATGCTCGTGGCGATGAACCTCAAGAAAATCGGAGCGGCCATAACCGGCTTTACGAAGCTGGCGCGGGCAATAGGGCTGGGCCACGGAAAGGCGCTGGCCTTTTTTGCGGTCTTCCTGTTGCTGGCCCTCGTGATTGAGGACTTCATCTCGTTCATGCGGGGCGACAAAAGCCTGCTCGGAACCATGCTCGAACGAGCTGGCGTAGACTGCGAAAAGCTGCGCCAGAATATCATCGGAGTATGGACGAAAATCAAGCAAGCCATCGGTTACATCGGCGAAGGCATCCGCAATGTGGTTGTCCCAATATTTGAGGGCATCCGAACTGCGGCGGTGGTGGCGTTTGAGGAGATACAGCAAGCCGTAGCCAAAGTAGCCCCCGGCATCGCTCAGTTCTTCAAAGAATTGTCGAGCGGGAAGGTTGATAAGAAAAAATGGACAGACATCGGTGAATCCATCGGCAGAATTGCCGTGGGCGTGGTGGCTGTCATAGCCGCTGTCAAGGGCATCTCAGCTATCTTTGGCGTGATTACAACCGTTATTTCTGTTGTGAAAGCGGTCATTTCCGTTATTAAGCTGGCCTTTGTTGTTGTAAAGAGCATCATCACCGTTATCAAGGTGGTCGGTGCGGTAATCTCTGTTCTTGCCAGCGCCTTCGGCCCGGTCATTCTGGCAATCGCCGCTGCAATCGCAATCGGCGTTTTGCTGTGGAAGAACTGGGACAAGATTCGTGAGGCAGCAGGCGATCTGCTGGAAGGCATCAAGACTACGATTGGCAACGTCCGCGATGCCATTGTGACGGGCATCCAAGCGGCCATCGACTGGATAACATCTCTCCCGGCTGAAGCCCTGAAGTGGGGCTCCGACATCATCGACGGCATCGTATCAGGCATCCAGTCTGCGGTAGGCCGTGTAGGCGAGGCTGTAAAAGGCGTAGCCGATAAGATCAAGTCGTTCCTCGGCTTCTCGGAGCCGGAGGATGGCCCCCTGAGCGACTTCCACACCTATATGCCGGACATGATCGACCTGATGGCATCGGGCATCACTTCCGGCAAGAAGAAGGTGAAGGATGCACTGGAAGGCATGACCGGCGAAATGTCGGTCATCGCCAAGGCCAATGTGGTTTCCAAAGCTACCGGGCGGGGCGCAACCGGCAGAACGACCGGTGGACGCACTGTGACCCAGAACGTAAACATCAACAACCAGTTCAACGGCGACCGCGCCGGGCAGCAAAAGAGTTCTGAGGCTATGGATAAGGCCGCAGGCGATGCTACCGGCGAGATGGCCCGTGCGCTGGCATTTGCAAAGTAGGTGAGAGTACATGGCAAGAGCAAAACAGCCCGTCAGCGTCGATGACATCGAGTTTGATGCCCTGATCGACTCCGAAGAAGGCTATGAAGCGGATGTGCCTGAGTACCCGACCGAAAAGGGCTTCAGTGTAAGCGACACCATCGTGCTGAAGGCCGACACCCTGAATATGACGCTCTATGTGACCGATACGCCGGTGACATGGAGGGAGCGTACAGGCTCCGGCCCCGGAAAGACGGAGGGCGTTGTTCGTCGGCTGAAGGACTTGTATTTCGCCAAGAAGATTCTCGAAGTCACGACCACTGACTGCGTGTATTCCAACATGGTGATTACAAGCATGAACATCAAGAAGTCTGTGGAGGTCGGCTACGCCCGTGAGATTCCGATAGCCTTCAAGAAGATCGAGGTGACGGAAACCGCCACCGCAGAAATCCCGGCCAGCTACGGCAAGTCGGGCAAAACAGCAAAAGCCGCTGGAAAAGCAAGCACAACCGCCGCAAGTACGGCAGGAAGCAGCTCGTCCGGCGGCTCCTCTGCATCAGGTTCTTCGTCCAGCTCTAGCAGAGGTTCCGTTCTCTATAACGCTGCCAGCAGTTTCGGCTTGCTGGGATAAGGAGGGCGTTCGTGGACTACTTCGTCATCGAAGTCCCGGACATGAACGACAGCGTTGTCAAAGTTTCCCTCCAAAGCAGGCTGTATCAACTGCGATTCACATGGAATGACACCGGCGGCTACTGGATGCTCGGAGTGATGGATTCACTCGGAACGCCACTGCTGCTCGGTGTCAAGATGGTCCCGCAGTTTCCGCTCAACCTGCTGTTCGGCCGGGATGATATGCCCAGCGGCATCTTCGCTGTCCTGACCGAAAAGGAGAGCGTCGGTCGGCAGGATTTTGCCGATGGGACGGCTCGTTTTGTGTTTGTCCCGGCATGATGCTGGAACAAATCATCCGGTAAAATCAATTCTCATTTTGAACAAATATCTGAGGGCGGGTTTGACAATTCGTTCTCAGAAGGTTCCAGACAAATTTCCATATACTTTTACTGGTAAAGTCTGGGTTTAATCAGAGGCTTTTCAGAGGTTTTGGGATGAATGTCGCTCAAAATGGCTGATTTTATACGGAATCCGCTGGATTGTCCGCCGGACAGTCCTCGGACTGACCAAAACGGGAAACTTTCGCAAAACGCTCATATCATTGGTCACTTTCATTGCATTACCAGAACGGTAAGTTAGAATGAAGATGTGAACCGGGCAAACAAAAAAGAACCAGCGGTAAGCCGTCAGAAAGCACCGCTGGTTCCTATCTCATGCCCGGAACGATATGAAGAAGTCCCGTTGCCGTAATTATATCATACCAGCGGGCTTCTTTCAACATCAAAAGGAGTGAGCTGATATGAGTGGTAACGATCTTGAACGCGAAGTTATCCGCATGGGTGATGTCGGTGTCGCAATCGACATGGTGGACAATAACCTTGCGGAGGGCAAGCTGGAGCAGGCGGAACGCGCCGTCGTAATTCTCCGGGAAATTTTTGCAGCCCGTAATGATGGGCTGCGGAACTGCTTCTACGGAGGTGAGTGGAATGCGTGACAACTGCGTGATTTTCACCACGCCGGAACGGCAGGAATTGCGGGTCGTCTTTGACCCGGACGGAACCCCGTTCTTCTGCGGGCCGGACCTCGCGGCAATCGCGGGCTATGAACAGCCGAGAAAAGCCGTCACCGGCGGCAATCAGGGCGTGAACCGTATTGAATCTGTTCTGAGGAAAGTTCCTTGGGACAATGGTATGCGGCGTGGTCGCTGCGATTTTACCTGCTTTTCTGCGGAAAACGCCGTGAAGCTCCTGTGCCGCAGACCTGCGCCCTATGCAGCGATTCGCTGGCTGGAGGATGAAGTGATACCGAAGACGCAGGAAATGGGAGAGGAAGTGGCAAGAACGTACCCGGCATGGAATAAAAAGCCGGCGCAGAAAGAACTGACGGAACCTCCCCAGAGCCTCAAGCCGGAACCCGAAGCCTTTAAGCGGGAACCGCTGCAAGAAGGTGGAGGGGCGCTCATTGAGCGGCTGGACAATATCATTTTGGAATGCGTTTTGCTGAAGAAGGAACTCAGCAAGGCGAAGTAAGAGGAAACCTTCAGGGCTGCGGAAACGCGGCCTTTTTTGTTGCCATCGAAAGGGGAGAATGCCGTGAAGAATTTCGACAGGCAGTACCGGCTGGCGGCGGGCAAGGCAGGCTCGACCGGGTTTGAAATTGGCAGCGGCAAGCGACCGCTGCACGTTTCGTTCTCCGTAGAGAAGGCGGACACCAACAGCCAGAACACGGCCAAAGTGACCATCTGGAACCTGAACGATGAACACCTTGCAGAGCTGAGTAAAAACGACTGCGTGGTCGTACTCCATGCGGGGTACGGCGACACCCGCCCGCTCATCTTCACCGGCGTAGTCACATTTGCCACGACAAAGGCTGACGGAGCAGACAGGTCAACAGAGATCGAGTTGGTGGATAACCGCATTGAAATCCGTGACACCTACGTTTCCGTCAGTTATTCCGGGGCTGTAAACTGCAAGACCCTGATTCAGGACACCGCTGACCAGATGGGTGTGACGGTTTCTTTCTCCTACAATGCAGAGTTCAAGGACATCCCCAATGGGTACAGCTACGTTGGCCCGGCCAGAAATGTGCTGACGAAAGCCTGTGAAACCAGCGGGCTGGTCTGGAGCATCAACAACGGCGTCTTGCAGGTCAAAAAGCCGGGCGATACGATGAGCCGCGAGGTGTATGAGCTTTCGGCAGAAACGGGCCTGTTGGGCCTCCCAGAGCGTGTCCAAATCTCCAATGAGGACAAGGGATACAGCTACGGCTGGGACGTGGAGTACCTGATGAACGCCGCAATCGGGCTGGACGATTATGTGTACCTGAATAGCAAGGTGGTCAAGGGGTATTTCCGGGTTTACTCAGTTCGGATTGAAGGCGACAACACGGAAGGTTCGTGGAGCTGCACAGCCCGCCTGCTGGAGGTGAAGCAAGAATGATGCAGGAGTTTGTTGACCAGATCAATAAAAGCGCCCGCAGCGCGACGGAGGATATGCACACGGCCCTGCCGGGCGAGATAAAAAGCTACGACCCGGACAAGGGTGTCGCCACAGTGTTACCGAAGGCAAAGTTCACAAAGCCTGATGGCAGCATGATGGACTTCCCAGAAATCTCAGGAGTCCCGGTCATGTTCCCGCAGAGCAAAAACGTCACTATCGCATGGCCCATCAAGAAAGGCGATGGATGCCTGCTGGTTTTCAGCGAACAGGCTCTCGATTACTGGATGTACGGCAAGGAAACTGACACCAAGCTGAAGTTCGACTTGACCAACGCCATTGCCATTCCAAACCTCACATCTGGCGGCAACAGCACCATGAAGCTGGCCTGTGATGAGGATGCCGTAGCCATTGCCGCAGGCGACACAAAAGCCAAGATCACGCCCAAGACCGCAGAACTGACTCTTGGTTCGGCCAAGGTCAAAGTGGAGCCGAGCCTTGTGCAGGTCACAGTCGGCGGCACGGTGCTGGCAATTTCACCCGACGGCGTGGACATCACCGGAAAGCTCACGGTCAAGGGCGGCATCACCGCAAGGGATGATGTCAAGGCATCCAACGGCAGTATCAGCCTTGCAAACCACGTCCACAGGGGCGACAGCGGCGGCATGACCGGGAAGCCGCAGTAAAGGAGGGAAAAGCATGATAGACCTGAAGCTCGATGCCACCGGGGACTTAGAACTCTCGACGGCAGGCGACATTTCAGCTACGGACAGCATCGTACAGGCTGTCCGTATTCGTTTGCTCTGGTTCTTTGGAGAGTGGCGGCTGATGCCTTCGCTCGGCTTTCCGTACTTTGAGAACCTGCTGGTCAAAAATCCGAATGAGTCCAAACTCCGGCATCTTATCCGGGAAACCGTGATGTCTGTCGATGGAGTGACGGATGTATCGGAAATCCTGTTCAACATCGACAAGAAAAGCCGTAGGGCATCCGTGGAGATTACGTTCAACACGGATGAGGACAGCTTTAGAGAGGAGGTCAAAATCCCGTGGCAAAATATGGCCTGACCCCGCAGGGGCCAAATCCGAAACGCCTTGATGTCATCCTTGAGGATATGCACAGCAAGATGACAGACCGCCTCGGCGTAAATACCCGGCAGAACCCGCAGTCTTTGCTGAATCACATTCTGACCGACGTCGCAGATGAGGTTGCAGAACTGTGGGAATTTGGCGTAGATGTGTACCACTCGCAGTACACGTCCAGCGCAACCGGCGTAAGTCTGGACTATGCAGCACAGTTTGGCGGCTCCACCCGTGAAATGGCGGCGAAATCCTATTACAGCATCCTCTGCACGGGTTTGGACGGAACAACCATTCCGGCAGGAACGGTGATTGCATCCGACACAAACCCGGCAACCAGTCTGACAGCTACCGCAGATGCAATCATCACGAGGTCGGCTTTCAACAAGGCCACCGTCATCCTTGCATCACCGGCGGCTACAACGGCCCTTGGGGTGGCTCTTAACGGAAACCTATACACCATCACCCCTGACCCCAAACAAAGCACCAGCGAAGCCCTAGAGGCTCTGGGAACAGCCATCACGGATAAGGACTTCCATGTGACGGTCATCAACGACACCATCGTGATCGAGGCAGTCGATGAAACCAGCTCCAATACGCTGGTCCTGTCAGAAAACCTGACCACTGCTTCTGTGGGCAGCATCGTCACATTTGAGACTGCCGAGCCGGGCGACATCTTCATTCCAAACGGCGTAATCACGAAGATCACGAAAGCTGTTCCGGGCATGGAGTCCGTGGTCAACGTGGGAAGCTATGTTGCCGGTCAGCTCGCAGAGAGTGATGTGGAGTTCAGAAAGTCCTACACGAACAAAATCTACAACCGCTCGTCTGCCATGCTGGAAAGCATCAAGAGCGCCATCCTGAAGAATGTGCAGGGTGTGGTGAGCGTAGCTCCCTATGAAAACTGCACAAATGAAGTCGATTCTGCCGGCCGGTGGCCGCACAGCATCGAAGTTGTGGTCGATGGCGGCGACGCAACGGAAATTGCCCAGCAAATCCTGAACACAAAGGCAGGCGGCATCAATACTTTCGGCAGCGTAGAAACCACCCTGCACGGCGTTTACGGCGAAGACATCGTGGTGCGCTTCAACCGGCCGACGTACGTCAAGGTCTGGTTCAAGGTTGGCGTCACTCTGAGTCCGAACACAAATCCGCCTACCAACTATGTCGAGCTTGTCAAAGAGCAGATTTTGGAGAAAATGAGCGTACTGGGGGCGGGCGAGAACGTCATCCCGCAGAAGTTCAACCTTCAGGTGTCTGGCATTGACTACATCGACGTATGGTTGTTTGCAACACCGAATGACGGCGATATGCCCACTGGCTACACCCAGCGCAGCGTGTCCATCTCGGCACGGGAGCGGGCCGTTACGGACGAAAACAGGATTGAGGTGGTCATGGATGGCTGATTACGTCCAGAAGCTCCGGGATGATCTTGTGGAGCAGTTCAAGGGCAAGCCGGTCATTGACGCGCTCATGGAGGCCGTTGGTGATGAGCTGAACGAGGTTCGACAGTTCTACGAAGACCTGCGCGACAAGCGGAATATCCAGACCGCAGTTGGGAAGCAGCTTGATGGCATCGGCGACAATGCGGTTCTGACCCGCCTTGAAGCCGGTGCTTTGGCCTGCGCCAAAGAATCTGTGTATGTACTGGATGATGATGCCTACCGGACGTACCTGATATACAAAATCTGGAAGAACACCAACAACTGCACCTACTATGACATCATCCGGGCGTTCAAAATGTTCTGGGACAAACCCCTGCATTACCGCGAGGACCCGGCCATCCCGGCCACCATGATTTTTGAAACCGATGCCCTGACACCGGAAGCTGACGTTTCAAAACTGCTGAACGCTCCGTTCATCAAGGCGGCGGGTGTGGCAATTCTGGTGGTGGCGAACACCGAGGCTCCTGAAATGGTCGCAGATGTGCCGGTCGAGGGCATTCTTGGCCGGGGCTATACGACAACGACCCTGCCGGAGCTTGAAACCGGCGAAGCATTCATCGACACTGTGCTGCCGGTCCCGGCTGCACAGAACATCACGCAGACAAAACTGCCTGAACTTGAGGAGGATGAGTTATGAGCTACTATGGCTTTGTTGTTACTGACAGCGGCCGAGAGCTGATTGCCAAGCTGGTTGCCGGGCAGCAGCTCCCGATTTCCAAGATTATGGTGGGCAGCGGCACTATCCCGGATGATGTGAAGCCGGCCGCGATGACCGCGCTGGTCGAGCCGGTGGCCGCTGGCACATCGACCGCCCCGGTCTATGATGGGGCCAGCGTCCGCATGATCGTGGAGTACCGCTCCGACCTGAACGGCGGTCTTGACCACGGATTTTGGCTCCGAGAGTTCGGCGTGTTCGCCTTTGACCCGGACAAGGGCGAAGTCCTCATCTACTACGGCACGCTGGGTGACTACCCACAGTACGTCAGCGCTGCATCCAACACCGGCGTAGATGTCCGCCGCTTCCCGGTGTGCATCGTCATCGGCGAGGGGCTGGGAGTCACCGTAGACTACAAATGCGAGGCGTGGATGACGGCGGAAGATGTGGAACAGTATTGCTCGGGCACGATGCTCCCGGCATTCCTGAAGGAAGCGCAGAAGCTCGTAGATGCCCACAACGACGATGAGGAGGCCCACCACTCCATCCAGAACAGCATCTCCGACGTGTCCGCCCGGCTGGCTCTGTTGGAGCTGATGTTCAATACTTCCGTCACCGGCAATCCGTTCACGGTCACATTTGAGACGCTGGACGGCACGGTGGTAGAGGGCGTCTGGAACACCACGGCAAAGAGGATCGAGTTCTGATGGAGCACATTGAATTTTCATGTCCGCCCGGTGAGCTGTCCTGCATCATCGGGAATTTGTTCGTCAGCCTTGAACCTCCCTGCAAATATGTGCGAAGTACGCACCTGATGCTCTGCGGCATCACTCACAGCGGAAACAGCGGTCGCCTGACTGTTTTGGGCGACCGCTGCTCTTTCTATGGGCTTTCCAGCGATTTGGAGGCTGCGAGGAATGGCCCCTGCCTCGAAAGAAGGTGTGACCGTGGCTGACAAAGAATATCTCCTCGGAAACAAGGCACGGGAGCTGCTGAAATACACGAACCAAGCGACGAAAACGGTGGCCGAGGATATTTCACGCAAAGACGTTCGGCAGATTTTCCAGAAGATAGCCGCGCTTGACGACATCCGGGACGTCCAGAAGGTCTGCTCTGAGTCCATCGCATATCTCGACCGAACGCACCGGGAGGGCTTCACAAAGGCGCTCTACCGCTGCTACGGCGAAGATATGCGTCTGATTGCCAAGAGCATCGTTCGGGACATTCACGCGGCCAACGGAAAGATGTTCCAGACTGAGTACGAGGAACGCCTGCGGCTACTTGGCGTAGTCCTCGACGAATGCTCTTGGCTGAATGAGAATATCCAGCTCGTTCTGAACGACGGAGTTATTTCCATAAGCAAAAGTGCCGTCTGGACCCGGAAGGTTCAGGACGTAAAGAATATGGTTCTGTCGTGGAAGCAGAAGGACACCGCCCGCGCTGAAAAGCTCCGGGAGCAGGCCCGTCAGGCAGAACTCAAGCAGCAGGCGGCGATGGTAAAGGCTATCGTCCGCGAACTCCTGAAAGAACAGGAAAAATCAAGGTATCCTGCGGGTTCTCCGTTTGATATAGGGTGCGACTCGAATCGGCCACCAACTGGTGGCTCCGCTCTCCGAACTGCAACAACTTCAACAACGCCCTGTACGTCAACTCCAATGGCGACTGGAACAACAACAACTGCTCCAACTCGTACGGCATCCGCCCCGCTCTGATGGAAAAGCGAGATGAGTAACCCGGCAACGGGCGAAAACAGTGCACCCATCATCAAAGGGAGTCGCATCCTGTCGGAAGCCTTTATGGCGGACGATAAACACATCATACCGAGGCGGGCCGTCCTCTGCGGGCGCAGCCTGCTGCCGCGAGGAAGCGGACCGGTATTAGACGAACACCCGGCTGGGAGCTTCCTCTACCACCTCAGCCGGGGGAAGAAAATAAGTGTGAAGACACATGACATATCAGGAAATGTGCGAGTTCCAGACCCTCTATGAGGCATATCTGGAAGCACGAAAGGGTAAGAGGAGCAAGCCGGGAACGGCTCAATATGAGGCCAACGCTCTGATCTGCACCGATAAGCTATCATACGTTCTGAACCAAAAGACCTACAAGCCCAGCGGCTTCGAGGTCTTTTATGTTTATGAGCCGAAGAAACGGCTTGTGCAGGCTCCCGCTTTTGTGGACAAGGTAGTCCTCCATGCACTAACGGACAATGTTTTGTACGACACGATCTGCACCAGCTTCATCCGCGACAACCACGCTTCGCAGCGCGGAAAGGGGACACTGGATGCCATCGTGCGCCTGAAGGGCCACATTGTCGATTACTACCGCAAGAACGGCAACGCAGACGGATGGGTGCTGAAGTGCGATGTTCACCATTTCTTCGCCTCCATCGACCATGACATCCTGAAAGCAAAACTGCGGGCCTTGATGCAGAAGCGCGGCGTAGATATGGCGTTCTATGACCTTATGTGCATCTACATTGACAAGACCGACGGCCTGCCCCTTGGGTATCAGACCAGCCAACTGCTTGCCCTGATGTTCCTTGACGAGTTCGACCATTACATCAAGGAAGACCGGGGATGCCGCTATTACGGACGATACATGGACGATTTCTACGTCATCGCCCGGACAAAGCGGGAACTTCAGCTTCTTTTGAAGGACATTGAGCGTTGGATGAGCGACCTCCACCTCGAACTCAATTCTAAGACAGCAATTTTCCCCTTGAAAAACGGGCTGGATTTTCTGGGCTTCCATAGCTACCTGACGGAAAGCGGAGCCTGCGTCCAGAAGCTCCGCCGCTCGGAGATTCAGCGCATCCAGACCCGCGTCAAATACTGGGAAAAAGCCTACCCGGCAGGGGAAGTGACCAGAGAAGCTGTTATCACCAGCTTCGTAGCGTGGGATGCCTTTGCATCCTACGGTGACACCTACGCATTACGGCTGAAATACGCCAAGAAGGTCTCGGCAATCATCGGCGTGGACGTAAAGCCTCGGAGGAAAATAAACTCCACGAGGAGCGTCCGTGCCTTGCGCCGGGTAAAGCAGGAACAGAACATTCGCCGGAAAAGAGGTGACATTACGCCCCGCAAAGATCTGTTCCAGCCCGAACCGCGTCCCGACAGCATTCCGCCGTGGATGTAATACACAACAGGAGGTTCTTTTTTATGGCTTATGTGACCTTGAGTTCCAAAGCAATCGGCAGCACCATCAAGCTGAAAGTAAATGGTTCTGCCAGAAACTTCATCGTTGTCCATCAGGGCAAGCCGTCCAGCGTCTATGACGATAGCTGCAACGGCACATGGCTTCTGATGCAGGACATCTATGAAAACCGTGCATGGCACAGCTCGAACACCAACGATTATGCCAACAGCACCATCCATTCCTACCTGAACAGCACGTTCCTGAACCTGTTCGAGTCGAACATCAAGAACGCCATCAAGCAGGTAAAGCTCCCGTACCGCAAAGGCAGCGGCACGTCTACGACCGTCACCAGCGGCTCGAACGGCCTGTCTGCAAAAATTTTCCTGCTCAGTGCGACCGAAACGAGCTTCGACTTCAGCTATATGCCGAGCGGCGAAGGCGCGGAGCTGGCCTATTTCAAGGGCTGCGCGGACAATAGCTCGGATTCTAAGCGTGTCGCATATCTCAACGGCTCGGTCACCGGCTGGTGGCTCCGCTCTCCGGGCTGCGACGACTTCAGCAGCGCCCTGTGCGTCATCTCCAATGGCGACTGGGGCTACAACTACTGCTCCAGCTCGTACGGCATCCGCCCCGCTTTGAAGGTCCCCTCTATCCTCTTTGAGGACTCTGAGGCCGG